TTGTAATAAAAATTCAAAGTGTTTCATATTGCAAGCAGCAGATTGTTATTCACAGCCTTATCGTTTAAAATCAACTTATGATGCAATAGTCAAAAATAATTATTTTTGGTATAAATCAAATCAAGGAATTTTTTATAATATAAAAACTAAAAAATGTATCCTATATCAAGATTTGGATAATATGCAAAAAGGTGGTTTAAATATGGCTATGAAAACTAAAGATGTTATAAATAAAGTTCCTAATGAATTTAGGAGAGTAGTTGTTGATGGGTGGTTATATAATAATATAAAACCACAAAAGGTATTTATAGATAAATCTTTAAATTGGTTATATGGAGTAGATACTCATGGTTATAATCAAATTTCAATTAAAAGAGAAAAATTTTTTAACAATCCAAGTTTCCCTTTTATAGAAACTAAATTAACTTTAAAATTGCTTCCAATAGATATAATACAAAAAATAGAAAATTTACAATAAATATGATTCAATATTTTACACCTTTTGATATTAATAAAAATATAGGTAAAGCTTATAATGAATCTATGTCTTTATTGCCTAATGATGATGATTGGGGATGTTTATTAGATGGAGACACTATGTTTTTAACCCCAAATTATGGAAAACAATTATATGATATAGTTGAAAATTATAAAAATTTAAATGATATAGGTTTATTTACTTGTTTAACTAATAGAACTGGTAACCCATATCAAAGATATAATGGAGTTTTATCAGAAAATTCTGATTTAAAAAACCATAGGGACATTGCTTATCAATTACAAAAAGAATTTTATTTAAATATATCTGAAATACCTAGAACAATAAGTGGACATTTAATGTTAATTCAGAAGAAAATTTGGAAAAGTGTAGGAGGATTTAAAGAAGAAGGAATTTTGAAAATAGATAATGATTTTAGTAAAAAAATTCTTTTATCTGGGAAAAAAGTATTTTTAATGAAAGGTCTCTATATATTTCATTATTATAGATTATTTGAGGGTAAAAGAGATAAAACTCATCTTAAATAAAATGGATGTCCTAATTCCACTCAATATTCAAACTTCTTGGGAATATAATGAAGTTAAATATTGTATTAGATCTTTAGAAAAAAATCTATTAGATTTAGATAATATTTTTATTATAGGTTTTCTTCCAAATTTTTTAAATAAAAAAATTCATTATATTCCTTTTGATGATCCTTTTAAACATAATAAGGATGCTAATATTATTAGAAAAGTAATAAAAGGGATTTCTTGTGGAATAAGTGAAAATTTTATTAGAATAAGTGATGATCAACTTTTATTAAAACCCATTTATAGTAAGGATATAAAACCTCTTTATAAATTTGATCTGAAAGAATATAATTTTACAAAAGTAAATAAATGGAGAAATAGATTAAAAAATACAAGAGATATATTAATTAAAGAAGGTAAAACAACTTTTAATTATGATTCACATATACCTGTAGTTTATAATGGGAAATTTTTTAAAGATATATATTCTAAATATAATTGGGCAGTAGAAGGTGAAGGTTATACAATAAACTCTTTATATTTTAATAATATTAATTGTGAAAATATAAAGATGATTGATGAAAAAATAGCATTTGAAACTTCTATAGAAAAAGAAATAGAAAATGAAATATATTTAGGTTATAATAACAAAGGATTAACTGATAAATTAAAATTAATTATAGAAAATTTATTTCCCGATAAAAGTAAATATGAAGATTAATTGTTTTACTCGAAAATTTAAAAAATTTTTCGACGAAAATTTGGATTTTTCGTTAAAATTTATTAATTTTATTAAAATTTTAAATCATATTTAAATATAAATAATGCTTAGAAAAAATAATCCACATTTTTATAAAACTAGAAAAAATGGTAAAATAGTTTATTTAACTAAAGATCCTGATAAACCCAAAAATTATGATGGAAATAGAAAAATTGTAGACCCTACTAATTATACTATTAAATTAAATAATAAAAATCATAATATAATAACTTTAATCAAGTTTCATCCAGAACAAATAAAATATCTTTTACTTCAAAATCCTCAACAAAATAAATCTTATATAATACATAATTTAAAAACTAATACTTTTAAATTAAAAAATGGAGAAGAAGTACAAAAACCTTATCCTTATATAATTAAAGAAATTGAATTATTTAATATAATAACTTGTGAACAAATTTTAAATAGATAAATGATGGATTTACAAAATCAAACAGAAAACAAAAAAATTGTTCCTCTTGAAGGAGATACAAAAGAATTTAAGGATGGTACCTATCAATGGATTAAAAAAGATAATGGTACTTTTGGTTGGAAAAAAATTAAATCTAATCAATCCCAAAATAGCAACAATAACAATAATGGAATAGAAAAACAATTTGAAAAAGGAAATATTCCTTTACCTAGATTAGCTACTATTTTTAGTTATATAATGAGATATAGTTCTGCTTCTTATCCTTTAAAAGAAGGTTTGGTAAAAAATGAAGAGAGAAAAAAAGAATTAACTTTAGAAAAAGAATATGTGACTGAAAAACTTCAATTATTAATAAAAGAATTTGGTAGGGAATCTATTACAAGAATGCTTCATAAAGTTTATGGTGAAGGTTGGTCATTGCCTAATATTGAAATAATTACATGATAATATGTTTTTAACTCCAAATCAAATTAAAGAATTAGTAGATATGGTACAATTTTATCATATCTCTTTTCTTGCTAAAAATATTGGTAATGAATTATTATCTAATGATGATATTCATTTACTTAAAAAATATAATTTTCCTTTAAAAAAATATTTAGATTCTAAAAATTTATCTTATTTAGATCAGGCTTTTAGATTTGGTATTATAAGTACTTCTATAAAAGAAGCAGAATTAAAAAATTGGAATTATTCTAAATTAAAGTGGTATATAAAGACTAATCAATTTATGCCTTTAACTCCTATTGAAAAACATGCTTTAGAAAATATTAAACATCAATCTTTTAAAGATATAAAAGGATTAGGTAACAAAATTTCTGATGATTTAACTAAAATTTTGATTGATGTTGATAAAGAAAAACGTTTGCAATATGAAAAAATAATAAGAGAAGAAGCAATTAAAACCATTCAAAATAGAGAAACTATTAAAGATTTAGTTTTTAGAATAGGAAATAAAACTCAAGATTGGAATCGTAATTTAGGAAGAATTGCAGATTTTATTATGCACAAAGCTTTTGATGAAGGAAGAACTATGGCTTTATTGCAAGAAAAAGGAGAAAATGCAGAGGTTTATAAAGATGTTTATTTAGGTGCTTGTGATTCTTGTATAAAATTATATACCACTAATGGCATTGGAAGTCAACCTAGAATTTTTACTATTAAAGAAATAATTAATAATGGAGATAATATAGGAAGAAAGGTTAAGGAATGGTTACCGGTAGTGGGACCAACACACCCTTATTGTTACCCAGAAAAAACGGAAGTATTAACAAACAAAGGTTGGGTATTTTTTGAAAATTTGATAGGAGATGAATTGTTTTTGTCAGTAAATTTAGAGTCGGGTAATGCAGAATGGGTAAAAAGTATAAAATATATAAAAGAAAAGTATGAGGGATCTTTAATAGAATATAAAAATAGGGATTTATGTCTGATTTCAACTCCAAATCACTTTCATCCTATTAAATTGAGAAGATATAAAAATTTAAAACCTTATGATGTTTATGAATTAAGAGAAAATAAAAATATAATAAATAAAGAATTTTGGTTTATTAGAACAATACCCAATTGGATTGGAGAAGAAAAGGAATTTATAGAAATAGAGGGTTTTAAATTTCCTACTGATTTATTTGTAGAATTTATGGCCTGGTATTTAAGTGAAGGAGGTGTTACAAAATCTACTTTGGAGGTAGGTATATCACAAGATAATATTATAAATAAAGTAAAATATGAAGAAATTTATAATTGTTGTGTAGAATTATTTGGTAATATTACAAATATTTTTAAAACAAAAGGATATGTAGGATTTGGTTTAAAAAAATATCCTAAATTATTTAATTATATAGCTAAATTTGGGTATTCTTATGAAAAATATATTCCTAATGAAATAAAAAATTTATCTAAAAAATATCTTAATATTTTTTGGGATACTTATTTAAAAGGAGATGGTTCAAAAGGTGAAGGGGTTATTTGGGATAATTACTATTTCAAACCACAAGAATCAATTTATACTTCAAGTCCCAAAATGGCAACAGATTTAGGGGAAATTTTATTAAAGATGAATTTTAGACCTTCCTACCAATTAACTATTGCTACAGATAAAGTTGTTTTTGATAAAAAAGGGTATCCTTATAATTCTAAACATGATATTTGGACTATAAATAAATGTGTTAGAACTAATTATACTTTTGCTAGTTCTGTTAAAAAAGAAATTATTGAATATTCTGGTTATATATATGATGTTGAATTAGAAAAATTTAATACTTTATTTATAAGACAACAAAATAAAGTAACTTTAAGTGGAAATTGTAGGTGTACTATTCATGAACTTCCTGCTAATCGTGAATGGGATCCTATGACGGGTGGGTTTACTAAATTTGTAGAAGGTGTTTTACCAAAGATTAGAAAAACTAAAATAAAAGTTAAGATAGGCGAAGAAGAAAAATTTATATAAAAATTTTTGTTTTTTTTTAAAAAAATTTTTATATTTATAAAAACAAATATAATAAAATATGTCAGATCCTTTAAAAGTATTAGGTGTTGAACCTAACAAAACTGATTTTCCTCAAATCAAAACTGTTTTGATTAAAAGTATTGATGGAAAATTAAACAAAATTAAAGTATCTACTTCAGATGAAGAAGAGAATATTGAAAAAAGTATAAGTGATTCTTCTTGTGGTTTTAATTTTGATAAATTAGGTTCAGAAATAAAAGCTAATTTGATTAAAAAGAAACAAGAAGAAGAAACAAATAAACAAATTCAATTACAAAATATAATTTCACTTATAAAACAAATAGGTTTTGAACCTACTGTACCTTGTCCTTCTTATGATTTGAGAGGATTAGCTTTAAATCCACTTATTCTTCCTAAAAAATATGATTACTCTTCTTTGTCAGAAAATGAAGGATCAATTTCAGATATTTCTTTAAGGTCTAATATTTTAACTCCAGAAAAAGAAATTGATAATAAAAAACTAACTCAATTAATCCAAAATTACAATCAAATATATATAAAATATATTGATTGTTTAATTGAAATATCTTATATAGAAGCTTTAATTCTAAATCTAGTGGATGATCAGATTTATCCTTTAACTGCAAAACAATTAATTAATTTTGGTTTTTAGTTACAATTTAATGGAGATTATTAAAATAATTTTTTATGTTAAAACAATTTCGTAAATTTTTCAACATTGATAATTTGCAACAAAAACTTGAAGAATATTCTAATTTAGAAAAACAATTATTTGAACAACTAAAAAAGGCAAAAGAACTTGGAGAACAAAATCAAATAACTTTAGCTAGATTTAATTCACAATTAACAACTTTAGAAAATAAATTTGAAAAATCTACAGATTCTCAAGAAAAAGAAGGTTTTTTATATTTAAAAAATAGAATTAAGGAAAGATATAACAATTATTTTTCTAATTATTTAGATGAAATTTTTAAATTAAAAAATAAGATAGATATTATTAAAAAATCAATTAATTCTATTATTGAAAAAAATCCTGAATTGCTTGATTTTGAAAAAGAAGAATTTATAAAATCAATTATTGTTTTGACAGAAGCTTTTAAAAAAGAACAATTACCAAAAGGGATTGTTTTTGAAGATATTCAAAAATCAATTTTTGATAAAATAATTGAAAAAGGTTGGGATTTAGATTTAATTTATAAATTCAATAATTTTTAATAAAAATTAAAAAATGATTGAACAACCTGAAAAATTTAATTTTTTTATTCCTGCAGTAGATTTTGAAAAAGCTACTGATGATAAAGGAAAAGAAATTCTTCGTTTAAGAGGCATAGCTTCTACTAATGAAGAAGATTTTGATGGTGAAAGATTAGAACCAGAAGGTTTTGATCTAAATTTATTTAAAACTTCAGGCTTAATTAATTACAATCATCAAGCTAAAAATGAACCTTCTGCTGTTATTGGTGAACCAGAAATTGCTTATGTAAAAGACAATCAATTTTTTATTCAAGCTAAACTTTATCCTACTTCAAAAGCTAGAGACACTTATGATTTAGCTGAAACATTGGCAAAAAATAGTGATACTAGAAAATTAGGTTGGTCTATTGAAGGAAAAGTACTTAAAAGAGATCCTTTTAATAAAAAACATGTATTAAAAGCATTAATTACTAATGTTGCTGTTACTCCTTCCCCTAAAAATTTTTCAACATGGGCTGATGTGGTAAAGGGTAATTATTCTGATATTCTTTATAAATATGAAGAAATAGAAGATTTAAAAAAAGCAGAAGAAAATAATGTTTTTGGAGAAAATAAAAGACCAGCAAATGGTGGTGAATTTTATTTGATAGATATAACTAAACCAAATGGAGATAGAGTAACAGTTGATTTAAATTTTAATATAAAAATTATCACAAAAGCTTTATCTGCAACATCTGGTTCAGGTCAAATATTAAAAAGAGAAGATTTAGAAAAAGAACTTAAATATCCAAAAGAAGTAGTAAAATCAATGGTTATTTTATCTAAAGCAATTGAAAAAGGTATTTTTAACGAATTTGAAACAGAAAAAATAAAACAAACTTTAAAAGAAAATTTATAAAAATTTTGATTTTTTAAAAAACATTATATATATTTATAATCTTAAAAATAAAATTTATTATGGAAAATAATAAAGAAACTGTTGAAATAAATGAAGAAAATATCCAAAAAGCTTTAAATTATTTAAAATTGGATATTAATCCTTTTTCTAAAAGAGATAATTTAGAAAAATCAATAGAAGAAGAAAAATCTAAGGAAGAGGCAGAAGAAAAAGAAAAAGAAAAAGAGAAAGAACCTGAAGATAAAAAAGAAGAATCTAAAGAAAAACAACCAGATAAACCTATTAAAGAAGAAACTAAAAAGGAAGATATAATTGAAAAAACAGAAATTAAAAAATCATTAGAAGAAATTGCAGAAGATCTTAAACCTTTTGATGATTCCTTGCAAAAATCTATTTTAAATAAGGTTGAAACTTTAGAAAAATCAGTTTTAGAAAGATTAGAAGAAACAACTGAAAAATTACAAAAAGCAGAAGAAATCAATCTACAATTAAATGAAACTATTATTTCCTTACAAAAATCTATTGGAGAAGGATTTAATACTTTAATAGATAAATTTAAAGCAGTTGGTGAATTAGAACAAAGACATCTTGAAGCCATTCAAAAACAAAATGAAAGAATTGCTAATATAGATTCTACTCCTGTAAGAAGGTCTATCACTTCAAAAGATTTTATTCAAAAATCTTTCGATGAAGAAAACGGTAATAAAGAAAACTCAAATAAACTTTCAATTTCTAAAAATAGAAAAGATATTATTAAAATTTTGAGACAAAAATCTAAAATTGATGAAGTTGATGATTTAAAAAAAGCTAATGGAGATTATTTAACTGCTTTACAATCCTATGAAGCTTCTAATACTTTGACTAAGGCAATTAGAGAAGATTTATTGAAATCTGAAAATATAGAAATAATAGGTTAATTCCTATATATAACATTGCAAAAATAAATCGGGCAACAGAATTGGTAAGAAACAATTTAACCATTACATAAAATGGATGCATTTAAATTGGGCGTTGACCTTTCCGAATATCAATTAAAAGGAATGGAAAATATGGCAAGTTCTGATATGCTCGAACTTGAAAAAGCCCTTCAAGCAACTGAATTACGCGGTAGTGATCCCGCAGCAACTAGTGGTGCTCCTTTAAAGGTTGAAAGCCTTGAAGGTACACTTAAAATTTTAACTCTTCAAGAAGGTGATATTCAATTTTGGAAAAGAATTCCAAAACTCCCGGCTTTCAATACTGTTGAAGAGTATAACCAATTATCTAGTGTTGGTAACGATAGAGGTGGTTTTAATAATGAAGGTGAATTACCTGAAGAAGAAGATGCCACTTATGTTCGTAAAGCTGAATTAGTTAAATTCCTTGGTGTGACTAAATCAGTAACTCATCCAATGCAATTAGTTAACACCATGGTTGGTAACTTAATTCAACGTGAAACTAAAAATGGAACTTTGTGGATTCTCAGAAAAGCTGATAAAGCTTTAGTTTTTGGAGATGCTGATGTAGTTCCACAAGAATGGAATGGCCTTCATAAACAACATTTTACAGGATTTAATGGAACTTTAGATCAATATCAAAGTTCTGATTCTGTAGTTGATTTAAGAGGTAAAGCTTTAACAGAAGCTTCTATAGAACAAGCTGGTTTAGGTATTTTAGAAAATTTTGGTTTTGCTGACCTTCTTATGGCACCTCCGGTAGTTTTATCTAACTTTGTTAAAAGATTCCATGAATCTAAATTGATCCAACCTAATACTGCTGCTTTAACAGATGGTATTATGGGTCAAAGAGTTAAAACCTTTGCATCTCAATTTGGTGATATAGAACTTGGCTATGATAAATTTATGAAAGCCAATCCTTTGAGATATGCTGGTTCTGCTAAACTTTCTCCAAAAGCTCCTGAGGCTATTATTCCTGATGCTGTGACTCCTGTTGCTACAACAGCAGATGGAAGTACAAAATTCGCAGGATTTAATGGGGATTATTTTTATGCTGTTGCTCCTATTAATCGTTATGGTGAAGGCCCTTTAACCATATTGAAAAACACTTTAACTACTGTAGCTGGTACTGAAGCAGTAAATCTTAAATTTGCTGATGGTGGTGGTACTTATCCTGCAACAGGTTATGTTATTTACAGATCTAAAAAGACTCCAACCACTGCTATGGCAGTAACTCCTCTTTACCCCATTTTCCAAGTTAGTACTGCCCAGAGATTTGCGGGTTATGATGGTGGTACTGCTGGTTTGGTACGTGACCGTAACAGATATTTACCTGGTTGTGATTCTGCTATTATGCTTCAGAATAATGATGAAGTTTACAGCTTTAAACAGTTAGCTCCTTTGATGAAAATGGATTTAGCTATTTTAAGTCCTGCAATTAGATTTATGATTCTGTTGTATGGTACTCCTCAATTGTATGCTCCAAGAAAAGCTACAAGAATTATTAACATAGGAGATGATCTTACTTAATAATTTAATTATTTTCTAATAAAAGGTTCCAGGGACAATTATTCTTTGGAACCTTTTATTTAATTCATATAAATGTATAATTTAAAAATTGTAAAAATGGTAAAAATTAAAACAACTTTAAAACATCGATTCAATACTACAATTAGTATTTCAAATGTTGATATTACTTTTGATTCAAAAGGAGAATTTGAAGCATCAAAAGAATTTATAGAACAAAATAAAGAATTATTTGAAAAAATAAAATCTACTCCAGATTATGGATTGGAAATTATAGTTCCTTTAAGCAAGGAGGAAAAAGAAAAATTAGAACAAAAGGAAAAAGAAAAATTAGAACAAAAGGAAAAAGAAAAAAAAGAAAAGGAAATAGCTATTAAAGAAGCTCATGAAAAATATTTTAATATAACAGGGAAAACTTTGCCTGCAGATATTTCTATTGAAGAATTGAATAGATTGTTATTAGATGCTGAGGATGAACAAAAAAGAGCAAAACAAAAATATTCTCAAGAATTAGCTTCTAAGACAGTAGAAGAATTGAAAGAAATATTAAAACAAGCAGAAATTCCTGAAACTGAATGGAAACAAATAAAAACAAAACTTGAATTAATTAAATTTATTACTGATAAGATCTAAAATAAATGGCTACAACTATTACCTTATCTTCATTATATGGAATAAATGAAGGATTAATTATGAGCCCTTCTGAGCTTGTAGAATTATTCTTATATGGAATTCCATTAAATGATAAAAATGGTAATTCTTTAAATATAGATAATTTTTCTACTTATATAGCTGCTGCTCAAAAAGAAATTGAAAATTATTTAGGGATTAGTCTTATAAAAAGAATAGAAGTAGAAAAAAAGGATTATACTCTTAATGATTGGAAGAGTTGGGGTTATATGAGAACAACCTTTCAAGTTAAAAAAGCTTATGAATTAAAAGGTTTTGTTAATCAAGTCCAACAAATGGATATTCCTATTGAATGGCTTTCAACAAAAACTTCTAATGATGATATTATGTATAGAAGTATTCATGTAGTACCAGTAGCTTCTTCTACAATTCAAAGTTCTAGTATCTATCATGGAGTAGTTCCTTTAGGATTTTTTATGAATCAAAATATTCCAAATTATTGGAATGTAGTCTATACTACTGGTTTTGATAAAATCCCTATGGATATATTAAATATAATAGGAAAATTGGCTTCTATTAATATTTTTCATTTAATGGGGGATCTTATTTTAGGTTCTCCAGGTATAGTATCTAAATCTATTGGGATAGATGGATTATCTCAATCTTATTCTACTCAAAGTGGTTTTAAAACTAGAATTGAAGGTTATTTAAAAGATTTAGAATTGACATTACCAAGACTTTATAATTATTATAAAGGTTTTACTGTAATTAGTTTATAAATTTTATATGGTAGATTCTAGTGGAAATAATAAAATTATTATAAATCAAACTCAGCCTTATTCAGGTTCTTTACCCAGACAAGATTTTAATGAGGGGGATTTTAATTCCCTCATATATCAAAAAGGATATGATGTATTTCATGAACAAGCTATATTATGTCCTTGCAAATCTCAAGTTTCAGATAATCAATCAAGTTGTAAAAATTGTGGTGGGACAGGATGGATATTTTTAGATAAAATTAAAACAAGGATGCTCCTATTCTCAATGAATTTACAAACTAAATATAAAGAGTGGAGTGAAGAAAAATTAGGAACTGTTTCCATATCTTGTATGGATAAGGATAAAATTAGTTTTATGGATAAAATTACTTTGATTGATAGCGATTCTATTCATAAACAAATTATATATCCTGTATTTTTATATGGAAAATTATTTTCTTATTTAAATTATAATGCTAAAGAGGTATTAAGTTGTTTTTTATTTAAAACTGTTGATAATAAATTATTTAAAATACCTAGTACTGATTATTCTATTTCTAATAATGTTTTTTATTTAGATAATAAATATTATAAAGATGAAAAAACATTACTTTCAATTTCAATTACTTATAGACATTATAATACCTATCATGTTTTAGATACTACTAGAGATGTTATAAATTCTTTTATAGTTAATGATGTTTCTGGAATAGAAGAAAGCAAAAGATTACCTTTAAGTGGAGTTGCAAGAAAAGCACATTATATTTTAGATCCTCAAAAATTTAATAATGTTTATATATTAGACAATACAACTTTAACAGAAAATGATTCCTATAAGTGTTGATACTCAGGGATTAGTGGCAGAATTTGGTTTATCTCAATCTCAAATTCAAAGTTTAATAACTTCTGTTATTGGTGGGATAACCAATAAAGCAGCTAAAAGATGGGAACTTATAGCTTCTCAGGAATTAGGATCTACAAGAGATATGTATATTAAATCTTTAATTATAGGAAGTGAGGGGCCTTATGTGGGATATGTAATGTTGGTATCTAAAAATCCTCTTCCTTTAATGATTGAAATTGGAGCTAATTCTTTTGATATGAAAGAGGGTTTCTCTAATAGTCAAAAAATAAAAATTAAAAAAGATGGAGGTTGGTATTTATCAATACCTTTTAAATTTGCTACTGCTGGAGCTTTAGGAGAAAATCAAATTTTTTCTGGGAAAATGCCTAAACAAATTGAAAAATTAGCTAAAAAACTAATGCCAGGGCAAAATTTAAAAATTCAAAATATTCCTAAAGAATTCCAAATTTTAAAAACAAGAGAAAAGATCTCTACACCTACTAAGGAATTTGAATCTTATACTCATAAAACTTCTCTTTATGAAGGATTACAAAAAACTCAATTACCAGGTAGTAATCGTCATACTCAATATATAAATTTTAGAAGAGTAAGTGATAAATCTGATCCTAATGCTTGGATTCATCCTGGTTTTGTTGCTAAAAATTTTAAAGATAAAGCTTTAAAAAGTATGGATTTATTTAAGGAAGTAGATGAATTAATTGAAGAATTTTTAAGAAAGGAAGGTTATGGAGAATAAATTACAAATTCCTGAAATTTTATTATTTAATATAATAAAGGCTATTTTGCAAACTATTCGTGAAGATTTAGCTAATAATATAGATGAAAAAAACACTCTTTTTTATAAACTTTTTTATGGAACTAAATTTAATGATATAAATTTAGATTTTTATGCAAATGCAAAAGATATATTTAGTAGAGATAAATCTCATCCTAGATATTTAGATTTAAGAATGTTTTTTAATGCAGATAGAGCAGAAATACCTACTATTCATTTAAATTTACCTTCTGAATCTGATATAGGGGGAGGAATAGGTGTTGATGCAGGTTATAATGGAACTAATTATGATCCTATAAATAAAACAATTTTTCAAAACCATACAAGAAGTTTTAATTCTGTATATAATATTATTATAACTTCTGATAATTCAGATGAGGTTTTAATTATATATCATGCTTTGAAAGCTTTTATGGTATCTATGTTAGATATTATAGATTTAAATGGTTTAAGAAATCCAAAATTAGGAGGTGCAGATTTGCAAATTAATCCTGAGTTAATTCCACCACATGTTTTTATAAGAGCAATTTCTCTTAATTGTTTTTATGAATTAACAGTACCTTCTTTAATAAAAGAAAAAATAATAAGAAAGATAAGACTTCAAAGTTTAAGTCTTATAGAAGAAGAAGCAGAAATAAGTATTTTAGAATCACAAGATTTTGTTGTAATTATAGATGGTGAAAAAAGAATTTTAAAATATGTAGGAGAAGGATATACTTGTCTTTTCGGAAGCACTCCCGCCACCGTAATAGACAATGGCATAGAACACAATGTGATGCCCGGGGCAGAATATACCTGCGAATACGGCCCTGCTGCCCCAGGCGAATGCCACAACACCGACTCTTCCATTTCTATTGAAGTTCCTTCCGGTGGCACTGGCGTGTTTCCTGATGGCGAACTCACCGAATATGACGGCAGCAAAACTCCCTTGATTGCTGGTAAAAATGTAACAGCAAAGGTTCCTGGACATAGCCTGGTTACGAATACAGATAATGACCTGTTATTGGACCTTGCACCGGGACAACCGGGACAAATTGCTGATAGTATTGGAACAAATTATGATGGCAGTACCTTTAACGTACCGGCAACAAATTCGTTCAATGTTCCAGTGTTCAAAAAAATGTTGTTTGGCTTCCCGGTAGATTCTGAATTAACAAATACAACAGCAGCATTACCCCTTGACTTTGCAGCTACATGGAACTCTAATGATCTTGAGAATGTTGCCACTATACAGTGGAAAGTTAATGGAGCAAATGTGAGCTTACCATTTACCACCGTAGTAGGTGACACAGTGACGGCTGTTATAACTAAAACAAACGCAGCTCTCGCTGCCTCAGCAACACTTAAAACTGCAACAAATGGCTGAGTTAATCGCATTTTGGCAAGCGAAAAATGGTACACCAATACCATTAAATTATCTAAAACTATGGTTAAGGGCTGATTATGGAATAATTAAAGATGTCAGCAATTATATTACTAGGTGGGAAGATCAATCGGGTAATGGGAATCATTTGGTACAAAATTCAGGTAACTTACAGCCACTATGGATTGAAAGTGATCCTTACGCAAATGGTAAGCCTTCTGTTTATTTCGATTCGGACTTTATGCTGGGTAGTATTATTTCAGGTATTAACACCTCGTCGTTGTCAGTATTTTTGTCTGTACGTTCCGATAATGTAACGGGAGAATCAGTTATATTTTCAATCAATGACGCAAATTACTGGATTGACAAAGATACTTATGGTAGGTTGGCAATTATGAACAGTATTACTAATGCTTATTCAAGTGATTACTCCATATTTCCCAATCCTACAAAATATAAAGTGATTTCAGACATAAAGACTATAAACGTTTCACACAAAACCTATGTCGATGGGATAGAAAAAATATCAAAATCGGGAGCAGGATATACGGGGAGTTTTACAAATGGAGCTATCAAGTTAGGTAATAGAAACGCCACTGGCGACAGGCCCTTAAAAGGTTATGTTAAGGATGTTATAGTTTATGGCACTGATTTATCTGAATCGGATAGGCAAACTGTAGAAAATTATTTAAAGATCAATTAATTCCGTAAATGAAAGCGATAATTGTCAAAAACTTAGAGCAGGTTACAATATTTAACGAGGCTATAACCCCTGTTATGCTTGCAGCCGGTCAAGTAATGATGCAATGGATAGATCATGAGCAATGTCCGTTCAACATAGAAACTGGTGAGTACGCTATAATAACAGAATCAGAGGGAATACGCAGGGAGATAATTGAAAAATACCTTGCAGATAATAGACTTACCGAAGTCTCTATTGATAGAGACGATAAAAACTGGTTCCCTAAAATAGATATAAACACCTTTAATAAATAACAGCATGACCTTATTACAATCAACTATTGAAACAAGCCGCCACATCACCGAAGGGCAACTTCTTAACTGGATCGTTGGCATCGGGAGTACGGTGCTGATTCTTCTTATTACTTCCGGGATTCGCGTAATATCTAAAAACACTAAGGTCATAGGCCAGGTAAAGGAGTTACTGGCTTCAAAATCCCAAAAGATTGATGACATGCAGATGGAATGTACCAACAAGCATAAACTGATTAATAATACGCTGGCAAAACATACCGAACAAATTGACGACCATCAGGGCCGGTTTGTAAGAGTTGAAACAAAATTAAATCTATGATGAAAAAATCTGAGTGTGATTTAACACATAGAGTTGATGCTACAATACTTAATGATTTCAAAACAACAATTAAATCAGAATTTGAAGGGATAAAAGATAATCAAGCAGAAATGAGAGCAGATATTAAGGAGTTGTTGAAGAGAAAAATGAGATAAAATAAAATTAGTTTTACTTTTAAAAAGATTTTGTTTTTTTAAAAAAATTTTTTTATATTTATAAAATAAGAAAAATTTAAATTACTAAATATGGCACATAAATCTTTTTTTAATAATAGAATTATAAGACAACCTGGTGTTTATTCTCAAATAAAATCAGGAATAAGTAATCCCCCTCTTCCTTTAGCTTATGGAAACATAGTTTTAATTGATACAGGAATAGGAGCTTATGGATATGGTCTTGGTTCTGGAATAGAAGGAACTTTAAAACAAAGAAAAAATTCTATAGAATATTTTGATAATTTAGATGATTTCAGAAAATATCTAAGAGGAGGTTTATTTTGGGGAATAAGCAAACCCTTATTTTATCCTTCAAAAGATAAATCAATTAAAGGAATAACTGGTGTTTATTACATAAAAGCTGCTCAAACAGCTCCCGCTGAATTAATTCTTAATTTTGGTGATGAATCAATGTCTGATTTAGATGTGGATAATGTTTTAGATGGTGGTCAGATAATTTTGCAAATGAGACATGAGGGCACAGTAGGAAATGGTTTTTTAACTGGGGCTGAATTAACAAAAGGTTTTGCATCTAAGATGAAAGCAGGTATAATGGATACCAATAAATTCATAATGGATTTTTATGCTGCCACTTTTAAAGGTTTAGATAGTGATTTAGAGCCTTATACTGATACTCCTGGATATGGAATTTTAGAAGCAGATTCAATTCCAGAAGTTGTTGCTTCTTCAAAAGAATTTTCAACAGTTACAGAATTAGTAAATTGGATGAATACCAACTCAGTATTTAATCAATGGTTTAAAGTGAAATCATTTAATTCTTTAGGTACTGGAAGAATTGATGCAACTGATTTAGCTGCCTTATCATCATATCAATTATTTTCTGGAGGAACCCAAATTTATAATCAAACATATTTAGCAGATGTTTTAGATAGCATTGCAGATCTAGATTATACCTTTATATTTTCAGATAGATATCAAGACCATGCTTTAGATTATATAAATGATGATATTAAAACACATTTAGAATCAGAATCTTTATATGGAGAATTTTTAGTTATAGGAGGTGGCAAAGATTCAAATTATTTTGAAGGAACTAACAGTTCAATTGAAATTGCTAAACACTTTGATTCTTCTCATGTTGTTGTATGCCATTCAGGTCCAAAGAAAAATAATAATAAAACAGGTGGTTTTAAAGAATATGATTCTATTTATAAAGCTGCTTTAGTTTTAGGTAGAATTGCTGGCAAAGAACCACAGGTTCCTGGTACTTTTAAAGATTTAGATATGGATGGAGATATCCATTTAATGAATAATAAAGAAAAAGATAAAGCTTTAGATTTTGGTGTTTTATATTCTACTTATGATACAGGTGACTTTATTATAGGTCAAGCCATCTCTTCAATGCAAGATAATGAGGATATGATTGATTCTAATGGTGTTTCTTATGAAATATCTATTATGAGAATTGCAAATCAATTAAATAAAGAATTAGCTTATAATATTAAAAGAACTTTATTAAGAGCAGAAAGTGGAGTAAATAGAAATACTTTATCTGCTGAAGTTTTAAAAAATTATATGATTAATTTTATGGCCACCAAGACTGCTGATGCAAACAAAGATAATCTCATTATCAAAGCTCAAAACTATAATGTAATTTTAGACCAAGATGCTTGGAAATTAACTTATGAATTTATTCCTAATACTCCAATTAATAAAATATTTTTAACTGGATTTATGATTCAATAATTAAATTGGTAAAAAATAATAAAATAACAAATATATGCCAGTATATACAGCACCTCTAGCCATAGTCAGAGTTAATGGATTAGGCCCTATAGGTAAAATAAAAGATATCAGAGTTAATGAACAACTTCAAAGAGGAGAAGTAAGAGGTTTGGGTTCTTTAACACCAGATGAATTACCTGCTTTATCTTGGGCAGGAACAATTTCTTGTGATGTTTATATGATAGATTTTAAATCTACAGGATTAGAGGGTAAAATACCTGATGCTTTTTTAAGAAATGCAAATACCTTACAGGAGTGGATTAATAGTATTATTCTTCAACAAGATGGGGCTGTAATAGATTTATATACTAAAGTCCCTGCAAATCCAACCCAAGCACCTATGTCAGGTTTAATATTGGCAGATCAAAATGATGGTTTAATAGCTCAAGTAAGAGGAGTATTTTTAGATGGTGAAGGATTTTCTATCTCTGAAGGTCAAATAGCAACAAGAAACCAATCCTTTAAATATAAATATCCAATAATTTTCCCAGTATAATTAATTTTAAAATTGTAAATAAAAATGGAACCTAAAGACAACACAATTCCCTCCAGAATCTTAAAAATAAAGTTTCAAGACAATGAATTTGAAATCAAATTTCCAAATGTAGGTCAAATTATTGATATTGAAACTAGAAAAACTTTATTTTCTTCTGGCCAATATGAAAATTTGAGAAAAAATGATTCTGTTGCATTACCTTATATAAATGCTCTTGCTACTTTCTCTATTCTTGTACCAGAGTTAAATTCTTTGTTAAGGGTGGAAAGTTTATTTGATTTAAATCTTATTGATGTAAAAGAATTAATTGAGATTTATGATAAAGAATATACTCCTTGGTATGAAGAGTGGACTAATTTTATAAAAAAATAGGTAATGTGTTTTTTAAAAAATCATTTGAGTTAAAGGATTTAATTCTTCGTTGGAATAAAGAGTATCCTTTTGATTATGTTTGGAGAAAAAAATATAATGTAGCTTTTAATTCTCCTCAACATAGAGAGATGAATTTTATTGATATAAAATTTGATATTTTAGAAGAACAATTAATTATAGAGTCTATTGAAATAATTAAGAAACAAGCATCAAATAAAGAAGATTACATGATAACAGGTAAGTGGATGAATAATAAACCACTTACCTCAATTTCTGAGGAGGAATTCTTTAATATTAAATTTTAATGAACGAAAATCCCAAAATAGTATTTGAAGGTAAGGACAATATTAGTCCTGCTGCTCATACTGCTAATCAAAGTATAAAAGATTTATCTAAAACTATTTTGGATAAATCTTTAGCAGAATCTAATACTAGCAAACAAGCTTTTTTAAATTATGAAAAAGAAATTTACATAATTAAACAAAAAATAGCTTTAGAACAAACTAGTAAAAAGGAATCTTTAAAGGAATCTTATGAAAGAAAAATACAAGAGATAAGAAATGATAAACAAGAAGCAGAAAAATTAAGTAAAGATAAAACTGCTCCTAGAGAAGATAGAATTAGTGCAAAAAGAAGTTTAAAGGATGGAGTATTTGAAAAAGCAGAAGAAGGAGCAGGATTAAGATATGAAAAAGAATTAAAAACAGTAGAAAATAGTTTTAAGGAAACTCAAAAACAAACTAAATTTTTAGAGGAACAACTAAGACAATTTAAACTTCTTGCTCAATTATTGGCTGCTGGGGGTGGAAAAGATGAAGATTCCTATAAAAAATTATTAACAGAACTAAATATTGAGGGACCTGGAGAAAAGTTTGCTGAGAAAATAAAAAAAGAACAAGAAACTAAAGAGAAAAAAGAACCAGGGGTATTTTCAGGGGTATTTTGGGGAAATATGGCAGCAGAGATTGCAAAATCTGTTGGTAAAACTATTTTAAATACTCCCTTAAATATGGCTAGACAAACTTATGGGGCCTTGATGAGTGGAAAAGAAGGAGAACAATCAGCAGCAGATATTACAAGAGCACTTCCATTTGGAATAGGAGAAGGTGTATCTGCTACTTTGAGTAATTGGATGGAAGCATTAGAAGCTAAACAAAAAGCAGGAGCACAATATCAAGCAATTTCAGGGGGAGAAAGTTTTACTGGTGGTTCTGGTTTGGGTTTTAAATTTGAAGAATCCTCTCAAATTAATCAGGCTTTAGCTAAAAGTAGAGGTTCTGTGGAGGAAATGAAAGAAGAAGCTGCTGGTGCTTTTAGATTAATAAAAGGCTTAGGTTTAGATATTTCAACTATATCTCAAACGGCTTCAACATACAGATATCAAGAAAATCCAAGAACAGCAGAACAGAATATAAGTGTTTTGATGAAAACTATGGGAATAAAGGAGGGAACAAAAGAAATAATTAGAATGCAAGAATTATTGGAGATACAAAATAAATTGGTTGAAGAAGAGGCAGGTAAATTAGAAAAAGTAAGTCCTGAAACAATCTCATCAGTTATAGCTGCTTTTGATAGATTTGGTGGTAGTTATGCAGATAAAAGAGCAGGAGAAAGAATTATGTCTATTAATCAAGGTCTTACCAATCCTCAAAATGAATATCAACAAGCAATGAGTTATGCTACTTTGGCTGGTTTAAAACCAGGAGCTTCTTTATTAGATATAATGAAAATGCAAGAAAAAGGAGTAAAGCAACCTGGTTATATGCAAGAAACTATGAAGATGTATGCAAATCAACATGGAACAGGAGATTTATTTACTATAGCTTTAAAAAATAGATTTAATTTAAGTGCAGAACAAGCAGAAACCTTATCTCAAGGATGGAGGGAAGGTAAAGATTTTTCAAAAATAGGTGAAAAAGGAGTAATTCCTGGTCAAATTCAAAAAACCTATGGAACTTCAGCAGATTATAGAGAAGTTAGAGAAGCTGCTTTAGAAGCTGCTTTTGCAAAGGGTCCTTTAGAAGGTTTAACTGAATCATTTAACCAATTGGGGGATGCAGCAACAAAAATAAAAGATAAATTACTAGATATGTTAGGTATAGATTTACCTTGGTAATAATGAATAATAAAAATTCTTATATAGAATATATTCATACTGATTCTTCTATTAAAAAAATAGGAGATTTGGTAGGAAATCCCTCTAATATGATTTCTGTATGTTATGCTTGGAATATTTTTGATTTTTTGAATTATACAGATGAGAAAGATGAAACTAATTTACAAAAAATTATAAATAAATATGAATCAAGAGACGAAAAAGAGGTTTATATAAATATAATTTTAAACTATCAAAATAAAGATTACTATGAACAACATATAGATGAATTTAACCAGCTTCCAATTAAAAGGGCAACTCTTTTAATAATTCCAAAAGATAAAGTTAATGTTGAGGTTTATTCAACCTTATCTAATCAAATAGAGGGTTTACAAGTAAATGCTTTTTTAGTAAAACAATATAAAGATTTATTATTGGATTCCAATTTTAGTTCAATATTTAAAAATTTAAAAAATGAACAATTAGGAGGAATGCAAACTCATTATCCAAATTGTACTGTTTGGTTGTGGTGTAGAAGTTTATTTAATGACCCAAATATTTTAATTACAGATAAAGAATTGCAAGGTGTAATATTTAATTTAACTCCTTTTATAATAAATTTAAATACTAATACTAATGCTCAAGTTGGAAATTTTAGTTTAGAATTAAATAATTTAATTTGTTATTATGATGAAAATAAAGGATGGCAACTTAAAAATATAAGAGAAACAAAATCTAATGGGTATATATCTAAATATTCCTTAGATTTAATTGAAAATGGCGAATTTAAAAGGAATCAATTCTTTTTTAATACTATTATTTCAGAAAATGATATTATTTTTATTAGGTTTGAAACTTTAAAAAATGAAATTGGTTTAAATGATATTGGTTTTATAAATAAAATTCCTTATTTAAAAAATAGATTAAAAAATCAAAATAGATTAATAATAGATAAAGAAGATATACCTGGGAATATTTATGATATGATAGGTTTAGTTGATTTGATTTCAGCTTCAGTTGAACCTAATAACATAACTTTAAATATTCAAGGGAGAGATTTAACTAAATTATTAATAGAAGATGGTTGTTATTTTTATCCAATAGAATTTATTCCTGGTGGAATGTTTTCCAATGAGATGGAAGAAGACTATTTGGAGAGAATAGATGGTAAATTAATTAATTTAACACAAGGGGCTATTAAAACTCTATCATATACTTTAAAGTTTATTATAAACAATTTAGCTCATATAAAAATTTGCAGCGAAGATTTATTTAATTCTTATGGAGAAAGGGTTAGTAAAACTTATAGATTAGATATTAAAAGTAGAAAAGAAAAAAATAAACAACAAACAGAATTGTATAATATTATATTTGAAATAAAAAAACTTATTAATAGTAGTAGGCAAGATGATAATTTAGAAGATAATTCTGAAGAAAATGATATTACTTTTGAAAGAGTTAAAAATTTTTTAGTGGAGGGAAAAAAGGGCAATTATTTAACTTATGATGGAAAAGATTTTATTTGGGATAATTTTAGTTATTTAGAAGGAGAAAAAACTATTAATGTAAAGGCTAACCAAATACCAATATCTTTAGATAATTATCTCTATCCAGTAGAATATCAAAGAATTAAATCAGTTAAATCTTCTGCTTCTGGCATTCCTTCTGTTATTAATCTCCCTCATGTTACCCTTTATATGACCAAATTATTTAATTTAGCTTATGGAGCTTTTAAAGTAAATTTAAATAGATTAAAAGCAGGAGATTATGATGATAATATTGATTCAGAAAAAGATTTTGAAGTATTAGAATATGGTATTTATCAAGATGTTCAAAGAAAACAAACTACTTATATTCAGCAAAGAGATAAAAAAGGAAAATTAATAAGTAGTAAAAGTTCTTCTACTTGGAATAGTATGAAAGTTTTAACTGCAATTTCTTATCCAAAATTAAAAGATTATCTTAAAAGACAATTTAATTTTTATACTATTAAATGGTTCAATACAAATTGGTACCCAGTTTTAAGTAGTGAAACTTGGTTTTGTAAAGATAAATATGGTTTAGTAAAATCTGGTGGTGAAATTGATTGGGATAAAACAGAAAATTTATTAACAACTGTAGAAAGTTTATTGAAAGAAATACAAGGCCAAACTACCATTGGAACAGAGGCAGGATACAAAATAACTGGTTTAGGTAATTTATATAAAAAACATTATATTACACTTAGAGATGAAATAGAAAGAAGATTAAGACCTGTTTATGGAGATAATTGGAAAACACAAAAAGCAGTAACTTATGATTATGAATATAAAAATATTAGATTAAAAAAAGATTATTCTGATTTAACTAATAAAGAAAAAGATATATTAAGGTTGATATGGGATTATTTAAATAAAGAACAAAATTTTAAGGAATTTGTTGAAACTTATGAGCAAAAACCTTTAAAAGGCATATGGAAAATTATAAAATTGGTAGTTGATGATGAGGTTGATGAAGAATTAAATGAACTAGGAACAAAAACTGGTTCAAATATTGGAAATAGGAGAATTTGTGATTCTTCAATTGGAAATGAAAATGGCACTTTAATGTCTGCTATTCAAAAAATATGTCAAGAACCATTTGTACACTTTTCAGCAGATACTTATGGGGACCAATTTTATTTCACTATACATCAACCTTCTTATACTGAAAAAGCTTATAAAAATTTGGTAGATATATGTTCTTCTTTAGTTATAAAAGAAGCAGATATATTACAAGAAAAATTACAATTTAATACTGATAATATTTATTCTTGGTATAAATTAAGATTACAAAATTCTATAACTGATTTAGGAGAGGGAGCTGCTTCTTCTTATTTAAAAGCAGTTCATTTTAAAGAATATTCTGATATTTGGGGAGAAAGACCTTTAGAGGTGGTTTCAAATTATTTAGAATTTCATCCTTTAATAGGAGACAAAGCAGACCCAAATATTTCTTATATGGTAAGACAACATCTTTATGATTTAAAATATTTGGTTGATATTAATTCTTATATGCCTTTTACTAGAAAAGGTATCATAACTATAGTTGGTGATAGAAGAATTAAAAAGGGTTTAATTATAAAATATGAACCTACTGGAGAAGTTTTTATGGTTGATTCTGTATCTCAATCCTATCAAAATTCAAATTCTGGAATAAATAGAACAACAACTTTGGAAGTTAGTAGAGGGATGGTTGAAAGTTGTTTAGATTTATATTTTCATATAATTGATACTCCAATAGAAGAGAATAAATTTTATGATAAAACTTATAGCTATTATGATTGGGTTAAAGTTTTGTATGAAAAATGGAAAGTAAATAGAGAAATTTTTTATTATTTCTTATTGAAGAAACAATTTACTGATGCAATTAAACCTAAAATTAATGATTTTAATTATAAAAAACAAGCAGAAGAATCCATTCAAACTCTAATTAATCCTAAACTTTACTAAATTTAATGAAATCAGAAAAAACAAGAGGTTCTTTTTATTCTTTTATTGTAAGAAGATTAATGAGAGATTTTCATCTTACACCAAAAGATAACCAATTTAATATTCAATCATTAGATGGAGAAAAATCAAATGGAGGAATTGCTTATATTTTTATACCACAAGATGTAACAAGAGAAGATTATATAAATAAGTGTTTGAGAACTAATTCTATTTCATTAATTAATGAAAATGAAAGATTGGATAATGTAATAATTAGTCAAAATATTATAAATGATTTAATTTTTCCTGAAACAACAAATGAATTAGGGAGTGGTTTAGTTTGGATAAAATTGTATCCTACTAATCAAATGGTAGCTATTAGTACAATTAATAAAAAAGATGAGATAATTTTAGATAAAGAAAACCAAATAAATATAAGAAAAGAAAATAGATATTGTTCAGTTAGTATATTAGGTAATCCAGATGAAAATTTTCTAAATATAGAAGTAGAAAATAAAGACCAAAACAATCAAAACTTCAGTGAAATTAATTTTAAAATGTTAGGAGGAAATCCAGATTCAAAATTTAATATTTATTCTTCTGGAAATATAGATTTAATCTCTAAAAATAAAATATTTACTCAAACAAATAATAGTTTTGTTTTATCTGTTTTAGATGAAGGAGAAAATAAAGAAGTGGCTAATATTTCTTATATAAAAAGAGGAGGTTTTGCTTATAAGGATGAATTTGATAATCAAATTGAAATTTCTGAATTTGGTTCAGAAATAAATATTGGAGACAATAGAATATTAATAACTAAATCAGGACAAATTATTGTAGAAAATTTAAATAATTGCAATTTAAAGTTAAAGTTAAAAAATAATGAAATAAGTCTTGAAGATGCAATCCTTAATATTGAATCTTTGGATGATTCTACAATTCAATTAAAAACAAAATCAAATAAATTAACTTTATCAGATGCAGGCATAAATATAGATGCTGGAGATAAATCAGTTTCTATTAATGGAGATAAAAATGTATTATATTCTAAAATACCAGATGCAACTCAAATTATAGATGTATCTGAAATAGGAGTATCAACAAAAGTAAAAATAGGAGATTAATAAGATGTTTAATAGTGATGTTAATTTAGAATTAGTTTCTAAAAAAAAATTTGGAGTTACTCTTCACAAAAATATGAGTTTAAAAGAGATGGCTAATAAATGGACAGAAACAACTCCAGAAATAAAACAAAAATACCCAGAACTTACCATATTATTTAATTCTGCTAATATACAAGTAGAAACTCAGGCAACTTTAAGAAAAGCACAAGTTGTTGTAGATGATACTTATAAAACTATTAAAGGAGCAATAGAAGATGCAGTGGCAATTATAACAGGACAAGTACAACAACCTGCAGCCAAAGCAGCGTCACAAGCAACTAAAATTGCTACAGAAACTCAAGCTTTAGCTTTAGAAGAAGTTAAAATTCAAGCTTTAAATTTGATAACTTCTGTATAATTAATTTTGAATTTATAAAAATTTTTATTATTTTTATATTATGTTAAATTCAGAATTTTCTAAATATTATAAATTAGCTTTAGAACTTGGAAAAGGAGGGATAAATTCTCTATTTCCAAGAGACTTTGAATTATATATTTGTTCTTTGGAATTAACAAAGATAACAGAAGAAAAGGAAAAAACTACAGATTTTTTTGTATTTCCTATAATGCCAAACCAAATATCTGAAAGAGTAGATACCCAAATTAATATAAAAAAATCTAATGCAGCTGTTACAACTTTGATAAATACAACTTTCATTCCAACTATCATAACTTTAAGTGGTAATTTTGGAAGAGATTTTAAATTTATAGTAGGGAAATCAGAAATATTTAATAATCCTTTACATTATAAAGGTAAAAGATTACCAATTGCAATTAAAACAGGTTTTGGTTGTGTTAAGATTTTGGAAGATTTTGTTACTAAATCAAGAATGTTAGATAAGGAAAACAATCCATATTGTCTTTATTTTTACAATCCAGCATTAGGAAATAGTTATGTGGTAGAACCGGTTTCTTTTGAACAAAAACAAGATATGGGTTCAAATATGATTTGGAATTATAATTTAGTTTTAAAAAGCATTGCTCCTATTTCTGAATTAAAAAAGATTAAAGGTTCTCATAAAGTTTCTTTGGCTCAACAGATGTCTTATTCTTTTTTACAAAATGGATTAAGAACTGCTAAAAATACTCTATTTTCTAATTTAACAGCTAATGGTACTTCTTCTGATGGTTTAATTGCAAAATATGTAAAGGCTATTTTTTAATGTTGTATTCTCAGGACATATTAGATAAATATAAAAAATTTTTAAATATAGACTTATTGTCTTATTTAACAAATTTCCTTATTTTTGTAGATAAAAATTCAACAGATATAATAGGATATTATTCAGGAACAATTCCTCTAAAAGAAAAGTCTTTTAAATTATTAGATGATTTATTACAAAGTTATTATGATTTAATTAATTTAATAAAATTAAATAAACATAATTTTAAATCTTTGCAGGATTGGGAAATTTTAGAAGAAATAGAAAATATTTATGGGAAATTACTTACTTTATCTAATTGTTCCAAATTCTTAAAATCTTCAATACTTAAGGGAGAATTTAATTTAGGGGTTAATAAAGACTATGGTTTAAAATATCAACAAACATTAGAAATGTTATCTGATACTATTAATGATGTTGACCCTCAAAATAATTGGACTGATTTGGCTCTCAAAAATGATATAATAGAAGAGGATTATACTCCTGAAGGAGGAATTTTATTAAAAGTTAATTTTTACAAAAATAGACAAATATCTGAAATAACCAGTGTTATAGATAATTTGGATGTAGAAGAAAAAATAAATGGGATAGATATTTATAAAATAATAACTTTTGAAGATGATGATGTGAAGGTTCTTTCTTATGATGATACTTTAAATCAATCTATATTAATAATGATGGGGTTAAAAAAAGAAGATAACCCTGAATTTCCTGATGATGGATATGATAAAAATTTAATAGGTGGTAACATAAATATGTTACAATTTCCTATATTTTTTAGACAAATGGCTTCTTTATTTAAAAAAGATGATTCAATTGATTCTATAGCTTTAAAAACTATAAGTAGAGAAAAAGATGATTTTTTTATGGAATTTGAAATTGAATCAACAACTCACAAATTATTAAAATATTCAATTCCAACACAATGATAACTAAATTAACTCCTATAGAGGAATTAAAACAAATATTTTCTGAAATATTGATGAATCATACTAATAAAGTAACCAAAGTTACTGATAATAGTGTGTTAAATGGAATTGCTTTTGGTTGTGCTAAAGTAGGACAAAAAGCTATTAAAGATATAGCTATTATAGAATCTCATATATTTCCAGATGCAGCTTATGGAATTTATTTAGACAATATTGCTTCTAATTATGGAATAGCTCCTAGATATGGTGCTTCTAATAGTTCCACTTATTTAAGATTAGTAGCTTCTGCAGGTACTTCTTATATACAAGGAGTTAATACTTTTACAGGTAATGATGGAATTGTTTTTAATTTAGAAGAAGATATTACTATTCCTTCTACTGGTTATTATTATGCTAAAGTAAGAAGCCAACAAACAGGAGAAAAAACTAATGTTAATGCTTTAACTATTAATAAAATAACTCCTGTTCCTACAGGGCATCAATATTGTATAAATGAATATAGAGCAATTGGAGGGAGAGATATAGAAGATGATAATTTCTTTAGACAAAGAATAAAAGAAGGAAGTAATATATTAGCTAAAAATACCTTAGCTTGTTTAGAACAGGTATTTATTAAATTAAACCCTAATGTTTTAAAACTAAAATACCAAGGGATAAATAATGTTGGAAAAGGGATTATTTCTATTTTAACTCAAAATGGTATAAATCTAACCTCCCAAGAATTATCTGATTTATTAGAACAAGGAGAGAAATTTTTTGCTTTAACAGATTTAAAACCTCTTAACACTCAATCTTATGGTATAGTGTTGCAAAACATTGATTATCACCCAATTGATATTAGTTTTAGATGTGATATTTTGAATGGTTATAATCCAGATGATATTAGAAATGAAATTCAAATAAGATTTGCTAAAAAATATGATTGGAGATATTGGACTTCTTCTTTAAAAATTGAATGGGATGATTTATTACAAATAGTAAAAGATACACCAGGCATAAAATATGTTCCAGATACTTATTTTATACCCAATAATGATTTATCAATAGATAAAAATAAAGTTCCACGTTTTAGAAGTTTTTTAATGTTAAATTTACAAGGAACTATTATTTCTAATCAATTAAATACTTTAAATCCTATTTTTTATCCTAATTACCCAGATATTAGTTATCAACAAACTGTAATAAATACAATATTTTAAAATGGCTGCTGAAACAATTAATCTTGAAACAGTAACTTCTGTTGAAATAACAGGTTCAGCTATAAAAATCAAGACTTCATATTCAAGAATTTTACCTTCTTTAATAGAAACACAAATAACTGAATCTGTAGGTATTATGGATGGTGTTTCTTTTATAGAAGGAGAATTATTAGTAAAATATAAAAACAATAATGTTTTAGTTTACTTAAATGATTTGGGAGAATTAATATTAGTAGGGACAGAAGAAGTTAATGATTATTTTATAAATTCAAATGGTGATTTAGTTTATCAAGAATAATAAAAGATTTTTGATTTTTTAATCTTTTTTATTATATTTATAAATTATAAGAATAATATGTCATTTACAGTAAATTTAGGGTTAGTAAAAGCAATATATTCAGGTTTAACTCCTCCTACAAATATTAAAATGATTTGGTATGATGAAGTAGTTAAACAACATAAATATTATGATACTGTAAGTTCTGCATGGAGATCATTTGCTTTATTGGCTAAAAGAGGTACTTTAACTTTATTAGATGGAGTAAATTATTCTTGGGATACAGATAACAATCTAATTATAAATCATGCTTTAGGGGCAGAGGATATTTATGTTATTGTAAAAGATAATACTAAAACATTTAAATCTTTTATTCCTTATAAAACATTAGATTCTAATAATGTTATTGTTTATATAGGAGAAAGAATAACAGGTGAATTTTGTGTTATTTGTTTTTAAAAATAATTAAAATTATTTATAGAATTTTAATAAAAATTATAATAAATTAAATCAATTTTCAATTATAAAAAATGAAAAAAATATTTTTTTTAATCTTATTACTTTTTTCTACAATTTTTGCATTCACTCAAAGTGATACAGTACCTGCAACTGAGATGGTAACAAGAATTTTTAAAATAAAAAAAGCATCAGATTGGCTGAAATTCAAACTATTTAATGATAGTTGTCAAATAACGGCAAGTGACCAAATTTCCATAAGAAAATTGAAGAGAATAACATTTAATGATGGCACTTTTATGACAACGGCATCTTCAGGAAGTGGTTCTTTTTGGGATACTGTTGCAGGTTTTCTTGTTCCTACAATAAACGGTATTGAAACTCATACAAATAGTTTGGGAGTTACAGGAAATCTTATTTCAACAGGAGGAAATTTCTATGGCTCAAATAATGGTTGGTATTGTGGCTTTGATACAGCGTATGAAGGAGTGTTGAAAGAATCTCTTGTTGGAAAATTTAAT